CAGGAGAGAGCATCAAGGCAGGATGGAGCATCAAGGCAGGAGAGAGCATCAAGGCAGGATGGAGCATCAAGGCAGGATGGAGCATCAAGGCAGGAACGAGCATCAAGGCAGGAGAGAGCATCGAAGCAGGAGAGAGCATCGAAGCAGGAGAGAGCATCAAGGCAGGAGAGAGCATCGAAGCAGGAGAGGGCATCAAGGCAGGTCTCTCTATCACATGCGATCTCTCACTCGTCGCTACCGTCGCCATCTTCGCAGGCGTGTGCTACTGGCGTAGGGCTGATGAGGGCGAGAAGACTATCACCTGCGCTAAGCTCGAAGGAGGTGCGACGGTAGAATATGGAATCCTCAACGAAACGGGATTCGCAGAGAAAAAGAAGCTCACAAAAGCGGAAGCAGAGAAGCTCCTCAGCGAGAAGCTGGGGGAAGATATAACGATTGAGTAGATATGAATACGCTCTCAGCACCGAATCTTCTCCCGAGCAATGTAAAGATAGAGTTCGACAAGGTTCATGGCATCATCCATGTATCAAAGCGAGTACGCGGTCAAGTTTTTCACTTGAGTAGACATTTTGAGCCTTATAGAGACGTTTATTGCCCTCTTTGCTACACAAAAAACGCAAAAGACATTGTGACCGTATACCACGGAGTGTTTCTAGGGACGCGGTCTATGAATAAGTGTGGACGATGTTCCCACGAGTTCACGGATCGAGGGCTTAGCCTCGTTCAAATAAACAACATAAACAAATGGGAAGAACGCCAACAAGAAAATATTATTGAAATGATAAATATCCTAAGTGAGTATTTAGGGAAGGGGATAACGATAGAATAGTGTATGAGAATACCCACAACCAAAGAACAGCGCGACGAGCGTGTCGATCGCCTAGAAATGGCAGTTATACAGCTAATAATCTCCTCTATCGTCCACGTGATACTCACTCTCTTGCTCGCTATACTCCTAGCTATTCTCGTGGCTTGAGTAGCCCATGTGCTATACTGCCTATAAGCCACGGAAGTGGTGAAAGACAGCGCAACTGGTGACACCTTGTCACCTTTCGCGCCTGCTAGATAACGTGATACACGAGGCTATCGTGTTACCTAGCGAGCGCGGGAATTATTCTTCACTAGATACTATGCAACCAACAGTAGGACGAATGGTATACTTCAAGACACGAGGCTCAGCGGACGGGGCGTATCCGACACGAGATTTGGCGGCTATCGTTACACGTGTGTATGAAGACGGAGACATCAGTGTCTGCGCATTTCGTGAATGCGGAACAAACAACGAGATAAAAATCAAGCAAGGCCAAGAACCTGGCCAGTGGGACTGGATGCCATTCCAAAAAGACCAGCAGTTACGAGCGGGGTACACACAGCCAACAAATACAGGCGGTCCCGTATCGGTATAGCAAGCATTCCATCTGCCCCGTGCAGGTGGCTCGCTGAAGGCGTGTGATGGTGTGTAGGCTCTCATCTCGTAAGAGGTGTGTGTCGCAGGCCACATCATCGCTCGCCCCCAGCGGGATACACCCGCAAAGGAGGACACCATGTACACGACGGCATTCATCTTCTTTCTCATCGGGTTCTGTGTTGTGTGGATGAAGTACGGAAACCATCCGTGAAGACCACCGACACGCATCATTGGCTCCCTACATCACGTTTTCCCCTGTACAAGTGGAAGGCGTGGAACCGCAAGGTTACGCTTCGCAAGCGGCACGTTCTCATCCACGCCCTGTGGGGGAACATGACCCTGTGCGAGATGGCTCTTGCCCTCTTGCAAGAGTTCGGCCCGACCGACTCTCGCTATCTCACGGAAGACCCCGCCTATACGGCACTCATCCGCTATCTGGAAGGAGCTTGCAAATGAACAAGGATGAAATGAAGGAAATGCACGTCGAGTTCTACGACAAGAACGAAACGACGTTCATCAAGATCTGGGTGGTCACCATGGACGGTGCGAAGGTGGTGCTCGCCGACACCGAGTGCGACTTCGTGCATATGAAGATTGTTCACAACCGCAAGCTGGACAACTGATGGAAACGATTCTGTTTTGCCTCATCCTTGGCCTCTGCCTTGGCGCTTGGATGCGCTACTCGGGGAGGCAGAAGTGAAGCTCAAGGTTCGGGGCTACAATGAGCTGGATTTCGACGGCATCACCAAGGAGGGCATTCCTGCCCTTCGCCTGCTCGCCCATTACTGCCCGAGGCTTACCCTCAATGGCTGGAATGGAGATGGTTTCGTCCGCGTCCGCCTCGAGATGATTTCGTTTGAGACCATCTACGAGGACATGGCGAACAACGACCGCGCTCAGCTCCAAAAGCTGGGTGGGTATGGCGCCGATGGTGAATACTTGCCATAAGAAGATTTCTCATAGCGTTGACTCTCAACGCTTTTTCCTTCATAATAGAGTGGAATCTACGAGTGGATCCGTGGATATTAGAACGTTTATTTGTTATATGGGACATTCGTCAAAAGGCGAACGATCCACCCCATGTAACAGACAAGCGTTTTAATGTACCAATCAAAACACGGAATGGCTGGGACACTCTTCTATAAAACTTGGGCCACCATGAAAAGAAGAGCGCTGGGGAAAGAAAAACAAGAAAAGTACAGGGGTATACGCATGAGCTTAAGTAATGATTGGCACCATTTTGAATTTTTCAAAAGAGATATGTATGAAGCATATCTATTAGCTCATGAAAAACACCACAGTGAAGGAGTATCCATTGATAGAATCAATAATATGGAGGGGTACTCAAAAAAGAATTGCCGATGGGCAACAGCAAAACAACAAGCTAGAAACCGTAGAAGCAGCGTATTTTTGACTTATAAAGGAGAAACGAAAACAATAGCGGAATGGGCAGAAATAGTAGGGAAAGATCAAGATATAATACAAAGTAGGATCAAGCGCTATGGATGGGACATTGAAAAAGCACTAGAGACACCAATCAAAGAGAACGGCGGAAGGTTTAAGAAGAGGCATCCGTGCTATAATTACAAACGTGGGTAGGTAATTACGCTTACCCTCAACCACTGGCGGAATACGCCATGCTCGAACGAGCAAGAAAGATATGAGGTGCTACGCCTTCCAAACTGGGAGGCGTTCACTATCTGGCAACTTTAACTATAAAAACGCCTAGTAAAGATTCGTTCACCTCTCTTTACCAATGCCAACAAAGCAAGCCAGTTGGTTTATATTCGTCCCTTATGCACTTTCCTCTTTGTTCTACACCCTCTAAGCTAGAAGCCTACGTTGACCGCTGTAAGGAGATAATCGACCAGTCGCTAGACGAGTATCATAAAGCGTGGAGAACAGGTTTCCCACGTGATAAATACCTCACACGAGCGGACTACTACGCAGGGAGGCTGCTTAAAGCGGAGGAACGTCTAAAAGAGCTGAAACTGAAAACATAGATTTTCTTATTTACATTTGACAACCATACGACGATCCTGCAAGATGGCCAAGCCTTTTGTGGGGTAAGTCCACGCTTACCTACGTCGAAAGACGGCAACCACACGAGAAACACATACCCCCAGGCTGTATAGCTTGGGGGTTTTGTGGATCCTATTTATTCTTCATAGCCCTGATACGCGCTTCCTTTGCTGCCTTTTCTGCTTTGGCAGCTTGGGCTTTCTCCCAAGCAGCTCGTCGGCCAGCCGGTGTTGCCGCCTCAAGCTTCTTACGTTCTTTCTCTTTTTCTTTATATGATTCGTTTTGCGCTTTAATGAATATCTGTAGAAGTCCCGTCGGATCACCGACGCCGGCAAGACGTGACACAAGACGTGCGTTTGTAAGAGCGCTCCCAGGGTAGTTTCCATCGCTAAGCTTACGCAGACCTGTGCTGATGTCTTCAGCAATGGTTTGCAGAAGTGTAGGTCGAAACTCGAAGTTCTTTCCACTCACGGCGTTCTGCGCGAGAGTACTCACTAGTCCGCCTACGATAGGGAAACTCGTCACGTTCATTGCTGATCCAAGCGCGACCTCTGTCGCGATATTCTTGGCTGTGAAAAGACCCTTCGCATCCTCCCTTTCTTTATCGGCGAGTTCATACTGCCCCATCATTTCATAGACCGAGCCATACGCGTGCTTGAGGGCAAAGCCGATAGGCAAACGAAGCCCAACGTACATAGCTCCCTGTATAACATTGTTCCAAAGGAAGAAGTCAGTGTACTGTTTCTTTGTGATACGTTTCTGCCTGAGTAACCGCGCTGCTTCGATGTTTCCGTTCGCTATTTTTTTCGGCTGTTGCGAGAGAGGAGCCAATAGGCCAAGTCTACCAGCTTCTGCTTGAGATCTGCCCGTCTGACTCGACGATGACTGCGTTCTATCAATAGCTGTATCCGTATCTAATCCCGCTAGTTCGCGTGCCTTTGCCTCGGGGAATCCTAGGCGTAGGTAATGGTTCTTCTGCATAAGGTAGATACCTGCCGCACTTCTTCGTGTAGCTATCCTATCCGCCGCTTCCATAGGCTTACTAAGCGTCTCCTTTACCTTAACCGTGACGCGCTCGGCTTTCGCAAGAAGTGTAGGGGACGCATCAAACTTCTTACGTAAGTCAGCGACGGTTGCATAACCACGTACCCTCGCAACAATGGAGTGCTCAAGCATCTCATCTACCGTTGCCTTACTCTTCACACCGCGCCAAAAGTCCGCTGTGTCCCCTTCGAGAGTAGAAGCGTAGGCGCGAAACCCAGCTACTGAAGAGAACTGCCCTCCCCACACCTTCGGGCTAACGAGGAGCGAGGCGGCAACGTTACTCGTTGCAGCATCTAGGAGTCTCGATGAACTATCGGCTGCTTCGGGGCTCTGCCCTCCACGTTCAAACTTATCGATGTTTGCTTGCAAGGTATTCAGGAATGATTCACCACGCGTCTCGATGATCGACCTGCGAATACCACTATCCGCGAGCAGAGCTTTCCAGCGCTGTACTTTCTGGCTCACGTGGATGTAGTGATTCGCGCGTTGCTTGTAGATAAGGTAGTCGAGCTCAGGGTTATTGCTCGGCTTCATCTGACCACGGGCTTTTGTGCGCATCTCCGTATAGCCAGGAGTTTTTGACATACGCGCATCACGTCCTGCCTCCTCAAGACTTTTGCCAATATCGAAGAGCGTCTCCCCTCCGACTGTCTGTCCTCGCTCGTAATACTGTGTGCCCGCGTACATATCTATATATCCGAGAGCTCTGCCCTCTCTCTCTGCAAATACTGGGGCCAGCTCCTTATGCACTTCGGGGTAGAGCTCTTTCTGTAGCTTATCAGCACGAGCTATGTCTTCTGGGCGCAGGATGCTTGTAATGCGACCAAGAATTTCAGGGGTGAAAGCCGTGCCTCCCTTTGGGTCTGTAAGCGCCTCCATCCCGCCAGCTTCGCGCATCTTCATGTAGTACCAAATAGCATTAGCGCGCGTCACCGCGAGTTTTACAGGCTTACCGTTCGCGTCTGGCAGAGACCCCAGGTTATGCACAACGTTTGTACGCGCAGCTAAATCAGCTTCCCAGTTATCCCCCTCTGTTTTTTGTAGGTGCGTTTCGAGGCTCAGCACATCTTGCTTTGTCGTCCCCTCAGATTTGTTAACAGCCGCCGCCATGCGCTGACCCTCTGTTTTAAACACTCCTCCGAGATCCGACGTAAGGTCTGCAAAGATACGCCACGGATTTGAGGCTTCAAGTAATACAGTATCAGCGTTTTCGCTACGAGAACCTGCTTCTTTGCCTCTTGTCTCCGTGCCGATCAGCTCCTTCGACGCCGTAGCGATAAAGCGCTCTGTGTAATCCTTCTCTCGAGCAAGATATTCTGCGCGCTTCGATTTGCCTTCACTTGCTATTTCCTGAATAAGAGACAGCGTCCGCTCGAGTTGCGGGAGAGTCTGCTCCTTGATACCGCCCATCTCAAGAAGCTCTATCTGTCGAGCTACATCATCAGGGAGGTAGAGCCCAGGCTCTGTGCCGTTCTTGCGCGCATCCTCTGCCATCTTTGCGCGCGCTTCTGCCTCGAGTTGGAGAATCTTCTGATTGACGGTGTTACGATCCATCTTCGTATAGCGCTGGATCTTCTTCAGTTCTGACCGTGCTTCGGCTGTGAGCTTCCCACGAGGTGTGCCCTTCTTTACATTTTTGAGAGCAGTCTTGAGGGTCTTCTTGATAGCACTCGCCGTCTCTTGGCGCTTGTACTTATTCCAATCGCGGTTGATTTCTGTGATGATTCTTGTTGCATCACCCTGCGTTTTTGCGTTCTTGAGCTGCGCAGCGAATCGTCCTCGCACCTCCATCGGTACGCCGCTTGAGCGCATGTAGTCCACGAGAGCTTGCTGTGCAGCGGCTTTGTCCTTACCCACGTTACGGATCTTCTCTTGCGCCTCTTTTGCTTTCTGACGGAGTACCTGTTTTTCTAAGCGTCGTGAAATACGCTCACGAAGAATCTTCGTGTCTTTTTTCGAAACAATTTGCTCTAATTTATCCGCTTTCTTGAGGGAGCGAAGCTCTGCATTTACCGCACGCTTTACTGCAACGCTTTGCCCAGACTTAGGCAAAACCTTCTGCTGAGCTTCGCGCGCCTTCTTATACTGGTCAAGCACTCGACGTTCGCTTTGAAGCCGTGTCTTAAACTCATCTGGGCCATCGGGTGTTTTGCCTTTACGCGTCTCTGCACGGAATGCTCGGTAGTCTGCCTCTTTCTTAGCGTCGTCAAACTTGAGTTCGTTGATGCTTTCGCGAACTCGAAGCCCCTCGTTGATACGTTCAACAGCTCTATCAATCTCCGTATTCGTCTTCGAATCAAGGTCGTTCCCACGCTCAAACGCGTAGACATTTGCTTTGTCTTCCATCTCTGTGCGGATTCTCTCGAGAGCTTTTGCGTCACCCGCCGCCTTTGCCGCCTTGATGCGCGCCACATCCTCAGGAGTAATGGTCTTTGCGTGGGCGATCTCGTGGTCGATAAGCACCGATTCGTAGCGATTCTTGAGTGCCTCGAAGGTTTCACCCTCTATCTTACGAAAAACGGTGGTGGTCTTACCCGCACCAAGACGAAGCACATTCCCCTCCCATACCTTGTCTAATGTTTCGCGAATAATGTTTTCATGCAGCACGATCTTCCCCGTTTCAGCGTCGTAAAATCCAGGACGCCTATCGTCTACTTTGTCTGGGACTATTTTACGTTCGTAGGAATGCCCTGCTTCACTCGCTTTCTTCTCAAGCTTCGGATCGTTCTTCCCTGCCATCTCGACAAGTTCCTGTTCAAACGCAAACTGGCCTGCCTCGCTCAGGTCGTTGACTCGGCGACGCGTTGCGCGCGTTGCTGGTGTATTCAAAACCTCATTGATAATCTCTGCTTCTTTTACGACCTCTGCTTCGGCGGTCTTTTCTTTTACAGTGGTCTCCATCTGTTCAGCGAGCTTCGTGCCCTGCGCCACCGGCTCTCTCCACTTGGCTTCAAACGCTCCTGAGCTGAGGTTCCGATAGTCTGTCAGCATCTCACGAGCTACATCCGCCGCGTCCATCTTGGCCTTTGTGTAAGGCGTGGATTCGCTCGCTTGGCGCAGGAGAGTATCTTTGTGTGCTTTAAGGATTGTCGCTTCATCCGGCATGAGCCACCCACCTTTGCCGTCTGGCTTTAGCTCTATACCAAGCGTATCTGCCATAGGCAAAACAATATCGGCGCTTTTCACGATGCTCGGTCTAACCTTCCCTTCAACAGCGCTCTTCGCTTTGAAGCCTGCCATCACAACGCCTACAGTGAGGACGCTCTTGAGGGCAAGCTCTTCCGCTTCATTAAGATCAATTCCTACGGCTTCTGCGCCCTTTATAGCGATGCCACCAGCGCCTTCAGCGATAATGTCTCGAAACAACTTATCCATCCCCCATTGTACTGCTTGCTCGACTTTATCAGATGTTTCTCCTGCGTTACCCGTAGGATCCCAGATCTTTGCGATCGGTTGTGAGACGGCTCCAACAACTGCTGGCGCTGCGCCCATGAAGAAGTCTACGCCTCCAAGTGTCGCCATATTCACCCCGTAGTCAATGAGCGGAAGCACTGCTCGACGTGGGCTCTCTGCCTGTAGGACTGCCTCGGGTTTTGTCACAGCGAGATCCTTCACTGTCTCGAGGAAGTTTAAGCCCACCGAAGCTAAGCGCCTCTCTGGACGCGTTGGTGCCGTGTCGCGGATCTTACGCGCCGTCTCCATGATGAGACCCCCTACGAGGTTTAAGCTCGCATCGGATGCGGCTGGCGCGCTTGCAGGAAGCGTTATTTCTCCCATCACTTCCGAAGATCTATTAGGTTTTGCGACAAGAGGTATGGCAGGTGCGGCAGCTTTACTTGGCGTAGGAGTTTTTTCAGGTGTCTTAGTACCACGGATTTCTTGGAGAGCATCAAAAGCACTCTTGCGCCCCGAGGAGGCAAGAGATACTTCCGTTGGTTTAGAACCAGAAGGCGTTGAAGTATCGCTCTTCTTACGGATTTCTTGGAGAGCCTCGAAAGCGGAGAGAGCCATAGTGACTATTTAATAATGAGCTTAGGCATTTCCATAGACTCCGAAAGGTACCAAGCGCTATGTGTGCCAACGCTGATCTTACTCGGGTCTGCGATTACTTCTCCGTCGGAAAATTTGTTACCCTTCCTCCAAGCCCCTTTCTCGCTATCCCAGTGCACAAGACTCTTTGATTGTGCCTCTTCAATTTGCGCTCTATTTGGCGTCGAAACGTATTTACCTGTCTCCGCATCAAGCTCTAAAAGACCCTTGAGCTCGAGCTCCTGCCTGGTTTTGTCCACCCGCTCAGCCAGCTGTTGCTGCGGGGTGAGGCTATTCGGTGCTCCTTGCAACACATTGTCCATAATAGAGACAAGCTCGGTTGTCTTCATATTCACACCTCCGTATGCCTGCATCAGCGCTTGCCGTATCTCGTCTTCTGGGTAGCCCTGCGCGCGAAGCGCCGCGGCATCCTGCGCCATACTGGCGCGGATAGAGCTTTCTCCGGCCGCTGCTCCACCGCCCCCCGATCCTCCGCTTCCTCCTGTTCGCGCCTTATACGCCTGTGCATTGTTCTCGCTGATCTGCGAGCGAAGCAGCTCATTCTGCAACTGCTGCTCTTCGATAGCCATCTTCTGCTGCTCAGAGAGGTAAGGCATCATCTTCTTTAGAGCTGCATCCATAGAGTCGAGGAATGTCACGCCTCCCTTGGAGAAGGCTTGTGGGTTCTCCTGCGCGAGAGTGAAGAGCTGTTCTTTCCGAGCCTCGATACTCTTCGCTTCGTCAGCAAGAGCGTTCATGCGCGCCTTAATTGTCTCTTTCTCCTCAGCGGTTACCTCAATAAGCGCTTGGTTTTCAAGGCTGAGAAGCGTGTTTAACGCATTAATCTTCCGGTCATTATCCATCTTGATCGCGGAAATAGAGTCATCCGCGTACGCGCGCGCAAGGTCGATGTTCCCTTTGATCACCTCAGCGGAGGTCTGAAGAGCCTGTAAATGCGCGAGGCCTTGCTTCTTGAGTTCAGCAGATCGTCCGACAAGAAGCTCCATGCGTGTCGCCCGTCCTTCTTCGAAGATAAGCCCTTGGTTTAGAGCGGCAGAAGCGTCGGCGATCTTCGTTTGTACCATGTTGAGATCGTCGATTTTCTGCTTCATCTGAAAAAGCTCTCGGTCTTTTTCGAGGGATGATTGATAGTCGGTTGTATTCAAAATCTCCCCCAATTTGCTCTTGAGTGAGTCTACCTTCCCTTGCTGCGCCTTCTTCTCTTCAGCTAGCCGCGCCTCTGCCATAGAGCGCATTGAATCAATCTGCGCTTGGAGCCCTGTGAGATACTGCGAGGCGGCTTTGTTGCGAGCTTCAAACTCAGCGCTTTGCGGGTTCGGGGATGTCACCGTAGGGATCGTCGAGCTTAGGGTATTTGCTGGTACGGGAGGCTGAGCTACGTCGGGTTGGAGCGTCGTGCTAGGGGCTGAGCTCGGAATATCTGCGATGTTCACGCCCTGTTTCCAGAAGATGTCTGCGCCCTGACGCTCTGTTGCTTGCTCAATCTGGTATGGCGTGTACTGTTTTTGGATGTTCGCAAAATTCGTCGGCCCGATATAGTTAGGGTTCTCTCGTGCGCCACGAAGCGATGCTGGATCGTTTGGAAAAGGTTGTTGGTTTTCGATCGGTGTTTCGGGTGGCATATCGTCAATTAGTATACCATGATTTTATGTAAGAGCCGTATACCGCCACGCGCCCGAACCCGCGCTGTCTGTGACATATACGTAGAGCCGACGAGTACCTCCGTTCGAGTAGATCTTTATCTGCTCGTAGGCATTTCGCGGTACCTCTGCGGGCACAGCATCGACGACGCTAAAAAGCCCTTCCAGATTTTTGACATTAACCTTCGGTGCATCGAGACCGTTATGTTCGTGAGCCTCTATGCGAATGCGCCGCTCCTCCTCGCTGATATTTTGAGGATCGACAAATCCTCGTTCATAGTCGGTCTCTTCTATGAAGCTCTGCGATTTAGAGCGTTGGCCGGTCTTCCGCTGGTTCATAGTCGACGTAGACATACCGAATACCCGTGGCGCGCGCATGCGTCGCCCATGTATATTGCGGCTGAATGAAATAACAAGGTTTATCGTTTTCGATGTCAAAGATAATCTCGCGTCTTCCGGGGTGATTTGTGTTGTTGATTGTGCCTACTGTTACCGTATCACCATCAGAATTGATGTACGAGATAGCGATAGAATCTGTTGAAGTGACAGCCTGATCAAGCACAACGACAAATCGGCGGATGTACACGTAGTCTCGGAAAGTCACAGGGTCTTCGGTGTGAGTGCACCCGAATGTGATAGTAGCATTTTCCGTATCGGGAAATAACGTATAGAAGGACTCATCATCCTCGAACCACGACACTCCGTCGCCCCATCCCGTAACGAGTGCGTCCATCGATTCACCTGTTGGGTGTCGGAGAGGAAAGCTAAAAAACCGTTGGCGCCCCGGAATAGGGCTACCGTAACAAACAATCTTTGCTCCCTGTAGGAATAGTACCCTGTCTCGGATAGTACCAACTTGGTGCTTCTGTACTGGTGATGTAAGCGCGAACAAGTCTACTAAAGCTCCGCCGTTCCAGTACCCAAAGCTCTTACGCGTAAAGACAAAGAGCATCCCACGATTCACAAACATGTGGCTGATGCGCTCGTTGATCGTATGCTCTTGCAGCCAAGAGGGTGAGTACCCATCCCAAAGGAAGACGCTCGATTTGCCGTGGTGATCAAGTCCAAGTCCAAAAGAAACGTTGGTTCCGGGGTATGGATCAGCCGCAATCCAAAGGTACCCTTGATGTACGCATAACGAGGTTATTGTGTAGCCAACGGGTAGATCTAGTACGTTATATGTACCGGTCGAACCATCATATGAATGTAGGTAGCGCCCGTCTGAAATGTAGAGTATGCCCTCGTATTCACACATCATATGGGGGCTCCCTGAGCCGAAGGCCGTGAGGCCAAGTGTGACCGTCCAATACGTATAGTCCGGCCCCGTGATACGTGCAAGGTTCGTCGTTGATGTAGCGAAAAGCTCACCGTTATAGAGGACAATATCTGAACGGTTACGTACGTAAGCGCGTCCCGAATCAGTGGCCATGGTGATAGCGCTTGTAACCCCCTGCACCGTGACCACGCGGCCACTCCCTCCCGTGTCTCTTGTGAGCAGATACGCCACGGGGCCATTACCACCAATCGAGAAGTTCGGATCCGCGGGGATCGTCCATGCAATAACCCCATCATCTAGGATGTTCACTATAGACCCATTATTCCCTGAGCGCCCCGCTACCAGACACCCCGGTTTACGAAACAAATCAATCCCTGAGGTCAAAGGAGAAAAACCTCCGTTGGGGAGGGTATCAGAGACGGATGCTCCACGCAGCCATCTCGAAGCATCGAAGGTTATTCTCGGCATAGGTTAATTCTTTACGCGCTTGGTGTTTAAGTCGAAGATAGGCGACCCTGTTCGGCGGATGTTCGTCAGGTGGTTGAGGATGTCTTGCGTCGAGTAACCCCCGTAAGCAAGGGCGTTCACAATAACTGCCCAGTACCGTCCTGCGAGATGCGTCAGGGTTGGGTGCTTCTTGATTTCAATACTGAAGAGGTTGGCGATCTGAATCTCGAGAGCGAGGTTACGACGTTCTCCGTACTGCGCAAGGGCATGGGTTGAGTCTTTCTTCTTCGATGCTTCTTGCACCGTATGCCAATCATTTGGGAGGTCTACGAAGGAGAGAGCGTACAGTGGTACGCGATGTACGAAGAGCGTCGAGGCGCAGGAACGTTCCAGTATCCTTGACCGAGACCGATCGCAAGCATCACTGGAGAGAACTCAAGGGCTTTCTTCAACATCATTTTTGTCGGTGATACAACCGAGAACCCCCTCATTGCATAGGGCTTCCCTCGGTCGAGCGCCTCAGGAGAAGCTACGGCTTTCTCTTTCAGCTCCGTGTGTACCGCGTCATTCCAGAAGTTTGGTGGCTCTGTTGGCTTGTCCTCTTCGAGAACGAAGCCTTGACACATTCCAGCAGCGGCGTTCACGAGCGTGTTGCCCCAGCGAGATCCGCCTGTTCGGTAGAAAAGCTCGTAGGGAGAGAAGAGGGTTTCTTTTCCTGTTTCTTTTTTATTAAAAGCAGAACCAATGTTGGTTGCAGCATAGGCGGTACACCACATGGAAGGGCCTTGCCAACGGAACTTTGGCATAAGCGCACGCCAGTCTACGGGCTTTGTCTCTTCGCCGGAACCGAAAAGTATATCAAAAGAAGGAAGCGATTCTAACACCCGAGGATCGTCAAGAAGAAGACCCGAGCTTGTTTGCATATCGTTCATAGGTAAAGAGCTAAGAGTGAGACGCCCGCTTCTGCGCATCTGAAAGGCAGGGCTTGTGATTATTGAGCGTTTTTTCCACGTGTTTTATCACTTCCGTGTGCCTGTCAATCGTCGTGTTTTGCTGCTGCATCTTCTCGGTAATCTTGGTGATAGCACCTGTGTGCCGATCGAGCACCTCGATATACCGATCCATGAAAGCCAAATGCCTCTCAGCAAAGGTCTTCAGGGTTTGAAGGAGATAGAAGCACACAACCGCGATACCCACAACGGCAACCGTTGCAGGCGCGAGGTCTTTGAGCGCAAGAAGGAACGTCGAAGTTTCGTTCATATCAGTCGAACTTTTTCTTTGTCCACTCGTAAAACGCTACGGAAAGACCAGAGCTGATAATGGCATTCATAATAGCATCAATAGCTCCGCCAGCCGTTGCTGCGTCGAGCGTTCCATCTGCGTACGCAACGCCTAGCGTTGCGACAGAGGCAACCGTAATAGAGACCGCTTTAATGGTCTTCTTATTCACCCACGTTATATCGGGGTTCTTGTATGCCCAGGTTGCTAGTTTTTGAGAAAGCAACGATGTGATGATAACAAAGGGTGTGACTTCCATATAAGCGGTCTCTAGTCGGGATTAGTAGGAACGAACCTCTACGCTTAGCACCGACGACCCTGCATCAAATGCTGCGGTAGAAGAGGTGTTACGGTAGTAAACGGTAGCATTGTTTGTGCCTGCGCGGCAGGAGAGCCGAACCGTAGATGTTGTACCATCAAGGTCTCCAGAGAGGACATTTACGCCACAGTGATCTGACGCTGCTGCGCCTGTGACCGTTACCACCGTGGTGGTTGCGCCGTTTGCTGCAATAGAGTCTGGGTTCACCGTGAGAGTGGAGCGGTAAGCGCCATCCATGGTGGTTCCACCGGATCCGACTTTGAGGGTCTCCGTGTTGAGTGTCGTGACGGTCAACAAAGTAATTACCGCTGCTGCAACGCCACCACCAAGAACTGACCGGATCACCTCATTTGTTCGATTAGGAAGCATATGTGTTTGGAAGAATAATTCTTAAGAGCAGTATACCACGCTATGAGATGGCCGTTCTAGTGTTAGCTGTACTAGTAACATGGAAGTCAGCAACGTTCATGCCCATGATAAGCGTTGCCGCTCCTGTGTTGCCTATAATCTGTGGACGCAACGTCAGAAAGACAGACGTAGCACCGCTGGTAAACGATACCGAATATTCTACAAAGTCTGCCGTTGTAGTTTTGACAACCGTTGAGCTGTTCACTACGGCTTGCGCTCCTGAACTTGTACGCTCTACGAATGAGCAGAACGCACCAGAATCAGAATCGCCCGAGATGTATGTGGTCTTAATACGAACTTTCGCCACATACGCTGTGGAAGGCTGGATAGGGATAAGATACTCAAGCCCAGCGCCTGTCGTAGTGAGAGCATTCTGGACGGTAATACGGCTGTTCACTCCCGTGGTAGCCATGTAGAGAGACGGCTTGCCATTGTAGGTGTTTACCGTGTCGAAGTAGGCTTCTACGCTATTATCGATACCAGAGACAGACCACCCCGTACCAACAGGGACTGCGCTCCCCGTCGCCGTACCATCGATCCAACCTGTTGCAGTTTGTGGGGCGACGAACGTAGGAACGGTGGTAAAATCACCGTTAAGGATGAATAACTCCCCTTGTTGCAGTCTGCCTGTTGGAGCGGTGCGTCCAGACTCCGCAGAGCGTGAAGCGAACGGGCGCCCACTGGTAGACCACGAAGCAGAAGCTCCGATGGTTATCGTGTTATTGTTGCCTGATAAATCGGTTATCGTACTACCAGAACCTGTTGTATAGTCAGGGTTCAACACAATACCCGATGCCATGGCAGGAGACATTGTATCGTTGTAGTACATGTCTTGGTGCTCTGCGAGGGTTATGCCGACGTTGTATACACGCGGACGGTAGATAAACCCGTGGAATGTGAGCGATGTCGCCCCAGTAAAGTATGCACCGATGCGCAAGGGGCCAGTGTTTACGCCGAGCGTGCCTGAGATACCCGTGATTTCTTCAGTTAACTGCTCACCATTGATAAACAGATGCACAGCAGACCCTGTATAGGTAGCTTGGACAAAGTTCTTTTCATTCCATTTCAGGGTTTTAGAGGACGCTGCGACGATATTTCTGCCTGTCCCCCCGATAGTAGAAAACCAACTTAATCTACCGTTCGCATCCATCGAGAGGAAGTACGAGAAGGTGGCGCCGGCTTGGCTGTTATCAATAAGCACGGACGCTTTTGGCGTACCTATTGGGGTAAACCATCCTTCGATAGTCACCGCTGCCGTGGGGTTCAAGCTCGCGCTATTTGCGCAACTTAAAGCATTTAGAGCAGCGCCGTCTACTCCGTTCACGAGAGTGGTAAAAGGTGTATCGCGGATACGGAATCGAGGCATAGAGCGGTTATTCTACGTTGCTCACTTCGACAATAGGGAATACCACCGCCTCTGCTGGAGGAGCTTTGCTTGCCTGAATAGTGGTCTCAAAATGCTCAGCTACACGAGTCATTAGCTGGTCTTCGGTTTCACCATTAATACACGTATATGTTACTTGCTCCTGCTCACCCGTTGAAGCCCAAACGTTGAAAGTGACCATTGTGCCCGACGAAGAAACTTTTTGATATTGCATATTACTTGTACATGATGTGGGTCATTTGGTCAGTAGCTGTAGCAGCTGTATACGTCGCTTCAGTGGTCGAAAATGCGAAAGCGATACCCGTTGTGAAATGGGCGCCGTGCTCGCCAAAGAACGTATCGCCGATCGTGATAGAGCTCTGTGCTGGAACAAGGAAGGTATAAAGCGGAACAGCACCTCCTGCTGGGGTAGTTGCCGTGTTATGAAGCTGGACGTAACGCGCGGCGGCGTTGATATTGCGGCAGTGTACAGATTTGACGTTGCCAGGCGTCGCTTTGACGTTCAGTGTGGCGTTTGCTCCAAGGTTCTGGAAACGTGTCCACGAGTAGGTGGAAACAGCAAGAGGACGAACAGCAGTTGCGTTAACTTGGTTCGGGTTGTCTTCAGACGTGGAGGCGTGCGTCTCCCTGTTTTTCAGCGAGCCATTCTCATCTGCTTGTAGCGGCCCACCCTGTCCGTTTGTACGCACGGTTGGCGTAGCGTTATACAGCGCCCAAGGAAGCGTGTTCTGAAACCCTGTAAACGTACCGCCGATCGTGGTGTTCCCTGTAGCCGCGCCAGCAAGGGTAACCTTTAGATTGGCTGCTGCGTCTATCTGCAGCGGTGCAGCCTGCCCGTTCGTGACGGTAGGTGGTGTGGTGTTATAAACGCCAACAGGGAGACTGTTTTCCAAGTCCCGAGTTTGTTCTGTCGGAGTGACGAGACCCATTTTAGCCATAGAAAGAAAAGAGAAGAATCATACAACACTTATTATACCACGCATCCCACCGCTTGACATCTTTACCAAGACGTGCTTGGTGGTGTTCTATCTGTCCAGTTCGTCGTCGGTTTTACTCGAGGACGCCAGAAGAACACAACGTCCGTTAAGGTGACGGTCTCGAGGAACGAGCGCACTGCGTTAAAGGTCTTCGTTACGCTATCTCCAGCAGTGACAATATCCATGAGTGACCGAGCGAAGGACTTGCTTACTGTATCTGTCATAGTGACAATCTCTACAGGTGTTTTGCCATAGCCTCGTGGGCCCAGCGAATCCGTGGCTGTAATCGTGTCATCAACTACCTTGACTTGCACTCTGAGGTTGCTTGCTTCGTCAGAAGTGGTAACGGTATCGGCGAATGTTTTTGGCAGATGCTTTGAGACAGTATCTGTCATGGTAACCGTTTCTGAGAAAGTCTTCACCGCGTTATAAGTAAGGGTGAGCGTCGGATCATTAGACGTACCCGAAGCCTCTGCGGTCGATAGGTCGTACTTCCCTTGGTCAAACGACCCCCAGGTAGGCGCAGTATTGTCGATATCTGCTCCGATGCGCGTACCGAACTTCGAGATACCGCCTTTTGTTACGTGGCTAATTCCCGTTCCGTTAAGCGTAATCGTGTTCATTGCGCCAACCGTTGTGCTCGCGAAAGCGATAGAGCCCAGAGTCGTCGTGCCAAAAGTTCCGTAGTCTGCGGCAACCAACGCCGTATTGCTGGCAGGGCTCGAAGAAACAACACGGAGCTCACGCTTCGTAGCGTCGGTGTCTGTAGGCGTGTTCCTGCTAGAAAGGTACACACCGAGGGTAGCCGCGCTAATAGTAGATCCTGTGTCTACAGGTGTCGTGTCGAACAGGAACACGGATCGATAAATGTTGCGCCACTCGTTTGAAACGTTGTGCGCGCCCCAACCTGTTGTAGTGAAGGAACTACTATCGTTCGGTGTTGTACCTGCGCCATTACGGATGGTCGCCCACCCTTCACCCAGTCCCCCCGGAGGGATGCGCACCGTGAAGCCATCCACAGATGTTGTCTCCGGATTCGGGTCGGGATAGAAACTTGTCGTGATTCCTGCGAATAAAAACTGCATCGCTAGAGCACCCTCCGCTGGAGCGAACAGGTTCGCAGGGAGAGCAACAGCTGCTGCTTTCACAAAACGCAGGGAGTGCTTCAACCGATTTGCGTACTTATCTGAAGTCTTTGCCGCGAAGGTTTTTGTCCCGTCTTCATTCTCCCACTCAATACCAAACGGAAAGAACCGCGTGAACACACGGTCTTTCGGGAACTCGCCTAAACGAAAATACCAGCGTCCTAGGCGCGTGTTCGCTGCCCGGAGGAGCTGCCGCTGATATTCTCTGAAGAAGCGGCGGTCGATTTCAAGAATCCGCCGTATGTCCATATTAGGCAAACTGCACTTTATACGTGATCTGGAAGCTGTCGCTTGAGACGAGTGGCACAGCCGTGAACACCTGACGAGCAGCGAGTACGCCCACAGACGCTGCGTTTAGCAGGCCAACCTCCGACGGTGACACCGAGCCCGAAGCTGTCCACGTGTGAAGGGCTTGCGCTGTGTCGTTTGTTTGCGTGGTTGTTACACGAGAAACTGTAGCGTTAGCGCGTGAGAGGCCGCTTGCGACGATCTCTGTTCCGAGAGCTGTATCCCCTGCTGCTGCTGCCGTTGAGCCTGTACCGAGAGCAAGATAGGTAAAGGCCGCTTCAGATCCAGCACCGTTGAACCGAGAAGCCATACCAGCCTTTCCCGTATTCGTGATGATGTTGCGGACAATGCGCGCATCTCGAATGAACCCAGCTGCATTACGCTTTACAGCGTAAATAGTACCGATGGGCTTGCTCTCCTCGATAGTTCCTTTGCCAACCATGCGCGAGACCTCGTCGCGTAGCACTGGTGTTTCAATCATATTAGGTAAGAATGGTGTTTTTTAATGCAGCGAATTTCTCTGCGCGCTCAGTCTCCCCGGCTTGCGCAAGCTTCTCCTCTTCGCGCGCTGCGTCTTCGCGCTCGCGCTCGGCGATCCATGCGTCGATCTCTTTCCGCGCTTCTACAGGATCAGCGAAGTTTTCCACCACGAGGCGAAACGGTGCTTCTTGCTCGCTGTCTTTAATCAGCGCCACGTAAAGCATTGGCTCAAGGGTAGGGTTTGTCGCGTGAAGAGGGTTGGCCTCTTCGACGATATCAGTGAGAGTGTAGCGGTTCATAGATAGAGTATACCAAATTATTTGAAGCTTTGCCTACGTGCAATGAAGCGCGGCTTTACTGAGCGATCACGTGAGCCTACAAGCGTCTCGAGTTGGAACTTGAGGCCTGTAGAGTCTCCTTCGAATCGGCCCACCAAACGCTTCATGAGCTGGGCTGCCTTGCGCTGGTGACCGTTCGTAATGCAGTACTCATATGCCGCGCCGATAGCGAGGATCTTATGAAGGAGAGGATTGATATTCGGTACATCACCAGCGGCGGATAGATCCGTAATATCCTCCATAATTTCTACCTTGAGACCGTTCGTCACGTTAGCGCTTGGGGCCGGATACAGAAAAAGAGAATTATCAAAAAGACGATACACAGGAGCGCCTTCAGAACCTGTAGATATCTCGCCATTCGCAAAAGCCTGCCCCTCCACTTGCTTGTCGTCGATGCGAGTCGCGTGGACATAGTCTGTTTGGTTAGGATAAAGCACCTCAACACGGTTGAGGATAACCATGTCGCTTGGCAAGACGTACTCAATTTGCCCTGAAACGAGGTTCGTCGTTACCGTGTCTCCGCCGTATTCCCAGATGCCCATAGCGAGAAAAATCCACGACATTGCTTCGCGGTACCACTCGTTGATGTTGGCGTCCAAATCCGCATCGAGATACTTCGCCGAGCTGGTACTTTGGAACGAGATTTTACGCCTCGCAGAAGCGCGTAGAGCAGTGAGGTTCATATGAAATGAATAGAAGGGAGGATAAAATCATCCCTTCTATCATACCACATTAAGCGGCAAGAACTTCGCCAATATCCGTTGGAGAACACGTCACGTTGTAATACGTATCCGTGATGTGAACAGCGGAAAGAAGGTCAGTGCTTGCGTCAAATGGGGTGGAACCAGCAGCGACAGCGACGCGTACGCCACCGACAACTGCTTTATCCGTTGGAGCCACAGGCCAAAGAGCCGTGCCTGCACCAGACGATTCGTCGCCCTTGACAAGAGTCACCGTTCCTGCAGCGTCTACACACACAGCGTAGACAGCTTCACGTACAACCGATGCGCTTGCTGCGATGTCGTGGGTCGTAGCAGTAAAGGCAACTTCGTCGGTCGTAACGGTAACGATTTTACCATTGACAGAAGCCACGATCGAGCTACCCCACTTTACTTTAGCTGCCGAGCCCGTGCCGATCACGATACCCGCGCTAGCGAGGCCGTGACACTTCACTGCTTTGAGAAGGCCGATAAGGTCTTTGTTGGAAAGACCTGTGCCGGGGTTTGGAAGAGACATAGGATATTACTTACCGAACTTATTAGCGATTTCGTTTGCCAGCATTTCAGGAACACGGAGCATACGTCCACGAGGAACACTGACACGAAGGGAGTTGATACAGAACACGTGGTCTGTAAGCCCCTCGTTCAAGATATCCGAAGGGATGAAGGCGGATACCAGAGGCGACTTGAGAAGTGCCTCGAGATACACGCCACCTTTTTCCGTCATAGGAACAGAGCGGTCGAGCGTAGCGTCACCAAGGGTGCCGACTTCTTCTACTAAAACTGCTTCGGCTGGTAATGCTGCGCGAGCATCGAGCTCTTCCTCTTTTGCTTTCAGCTCAGCTTCTTTTTCCTTGAGTTCTTTCTGCGCCTTCTTCAAGGCTTCGAGATCCTTCTTGGTAAGAAGAGCCTCAGGTGCTTCTGCGGCAGGAGCTGGGGCTGCTGGTTCTACTGGAGCAACAGGTGCTTCGGCTGCAGGAGCTTTTACTTCTGCTGGAGGGTTCGCATTTCCGAATGGGTTTTGAGACATAGTATATGGAACGAGGGGTAGAAGATGTTACACCTCTACCCCATTTGAGGTTTAACTAACTGCGTGTTCGATGCGTACCATCGCGGAGTCCTGCAAGATCACGGTCGTAAACCATGCCTTCCAAGATTCTGTTGCACGTTGGTCGAGTGCGTCAGCCGTACCTGCGGAGCCCAGAGGCTTCGAGATGCGCTGCATAGCGCGGCCAGACAAGCGGGAGACACCGTAGGCGTCCGCTGCGAAGACAAGCGTTGCGTACACGTCGATACCAGCTGCACCTGCTGCCGTAAACACCTTAGCGTAGGTCGTTTCAACGAAGCGAACTTCGTCCATTTTGCCGACTTCGCCTGGCATCACGTCAGCTTGGTTTGGGTAGTTCTCGACTGGTACGAAGGCAGAGTCCTGCTTGAGATCGTACGTGGTGTTTGGGTGGACGAGAGCGACGAAACACGAGTTGACAGGAATCGTGTCGATTCCCGTGGATGGGTTAATCATGCTCGTAATCTTGCGAGCGTTGTTCGCTTTAAGCGTACGAACTACTTCACGGATTTCCGAGAGGTTGAGCTTCATTGTGGAGCTCACCGTTGCACGCGTTGTTGCCGTGGATGCGTACTGTATCGAGGAACCAGTTACGAGAATATCGCGAGCGATCTGGTCAAGCGATTGACCAGCGTTCTCAGCGAGAAGGCTCGTGATTTCGTTCTCGTACATGTCTTCCGTCGTGTCGAGCAATTCATCGGAGGTCTCGATAACGTTGCCGTATTGCGACAAAGTAGCCGAGATGTCGGTGACGCTGAGGGACGTGGAGGAAGGGGTAACACCTGGCGTAAGCGCCGTCGTAGCGAGGGAAAGACCGTTGTAGCGACGGAACTTGATCACGTTGGTGCTGTTCATCGGCACGTCACGGACTTGCGCAAACATGGTGTGAACCAAGTGTGGAAGCAAGCGGACGAGCAGGGCACGGTCGTAAAACGAGCGTTGATGGGAAACTTGTGCGCTAGTTTGAGTAGCCATAAGAAGGGGTTCCTACGCTTATGGTTTTTGGGGTACTACTTTCTTGATGCTTGCGCGGCAGCGACGCGACGTGCTGCTTCCTTCTCAATATCCTGCCGTGAGGCAGTCGACCAGTCGGTTTGCTTCTTCGTCGGTACTGCGCGTCGAGATGGCTCTACGGAGCCGCCTTGATGCTGCGCCTTCTTTCGATTGCGCGCAATCATAATACGGATCACATCAGAGCGCATAGCCTCTTCGAGTGATACTCCTTTGGCTTTGGCGTAGGCTTGAATCTCCGCAACCTCAGAAGATTTGAGGGTTGGGTGATCAAGTCTGAAGTGAATAATTGCGTTATCGTTAATTGGTACTTGTTTTGCCGGGGCCTGTTTCTCTTGAGGTTCTTTCAGCTTTGCTTCGGCAGCAAGAGCGCGTTCACGCCACTTACGCTTCTGAGCAATCGCACTCAAGGCTTCCTTCGATGCTTCGGGTTTGCCTTCGGGTTTATCCTCAGCGTCATCCTCGTCATCTTCTGGAAAGGCTTCTTCGTCGTCAAGAAGCTCGTCTAGCTCTTCGTCTAGTTCAGCATCAAGATCGGAATCTTCGACTTCATCCTCCTTTGGAGTGCCCTCAGCAGGTGTGTCGAGTTCCTCATTGTCGTGGAGTTTTTCCATATTCTTGTTATAGGGTCTTTAGTGACCAGTTCTTTTTATAGGGTCTTTAGTGACCACAATTAAATAATCCAAGCGCTACGGGCCTAAGCTCGTGTGTTGCGCTGATCTTGCTTCCCGGAGGAAGCGGAGTTCTTTGCACCAGTAACAGCCATGACACCGACGCCCGTGAGGACGCGCATATCCTGCTTGTTTCCAGAGACCTTAGAACCCATTGCGCCCAACTTTACCGAATGGCTTTTCTTCATAGAAACAACAAGAAGACTAACGGAACGAAGTGGGGTTAGCCTGCTTCGTGGAGTTCTCCATAGGGAACCCAAGACGAATAAATAATTCTCTCAGTCTCTCAGCGGCGAGTTTCCTCGCTTTTGCTTCGAGGGCTATTTCCTGCATGGCGATGGTCTCCGAAGTGTCGATGTTTGAAAGATCGAGCAGTTCAGATAGCTGTGCCTCAATCTCTTCGCGCGCCCAGTTGACGACGGGAGAGTCTGCGGAAAAGAGCTTTCGTACTTCGGTTAGTTGAGCTTCTCCTATCATAGTATAACAGTTTTATAAACAAGAACAAAATAGGTAGCGCAAAAGACTACGCTTATGCGCCTTGTGCTACACCTGCAGGCGACGTGTTCATCTGCGCGGATGCTGCATCACCCGGATTTTGCGAGAAGCTCTCCGCAGCAGGAGAAGCCGCATCTGCCATGCCGGCATTTGGGTCGACGGGCTTTGAGGCGAAGGACGCGATCGTAAACGGCGAGAGGCCAGATGCTTCCATGAGTCTGCCCACAAGCGCGCGCGAGTCAGGATTCTGAAGAACGGCAGGGTTCGACGCGATGATCTGGAGAAGGTTCGTCATCGTTTCCTTCTCAGCGCCGAAGTTCTTGCGCTCGTCGGTTACATCGAGGTAGATGCGTAGGTTACGCATCTTCTCAAGAGTGAAGTACCCATTAGTAATCGTCACTTTGCGCGTCTTTCCTTCGAGAGACTCAGCGAGTTGCTCTTCCGCTACCCGCATCTCCATCTCTGTTGGGAGCTTTTCTTGGCTAAGAATGAAGTCTTTGAGAGATTTGGTGAGGAGATACTTGCGGTTCTGCTGGTCAAACATCTTGAGTTCGTCCACGGAGCCGCTCACCTCAAGAATGTGCTCTTGGGTTAGGCTATCCATGAGCTCGGGGAGGATCCAGTTCTCAAACATGAACGTCAGTCCAAGCCCAATGTCTTCACGGATCTGATCGTAAATCTTCGCGGCACTCATACCCAGCTGCGCACTGAGACGAAACGGTGTATTCGTCGGCATAGATTCTCCGGTCACTACCTCAACGGTGTTACAGATTCTATCTGCCTGCGCTTCGATGTTCTGCACCTCTACTTGGTACTGCTGGAATGCGCGGAGCTCGGTCGCGATAGGCGCAATCTCAGACTTTGTTTCTACGACGTCGCCGTCTTGCGCGTCCTGCAGAAGGTTCTTGTAGCTCGTCGCAGTACGCGTCTGATAGAGGTGAAGAGACCCGATGCGAAGAGCCGCAAAGAATCGGTTCACGAGTTCGTTCATGCGCGCCTGCAGAGAGAAGAGGGCTTCTGTGTTGCTCACGGGAAGACAGCGCCCAGGGATGCGGCGGAAGTAGTTGAACTCAAAATACGGAAAGTCTTCTGGTTCAAGCTCCATCCACTCAACAACATGGCCCATTGAGTCTTCAAGGCCAAGAACGATTGCGCGCCCATAGACGTACTCTGTCTCGTCTTTCTCGGATTCTTCTGGGCTCGCTGCTTCGCTTGTGGTGCTCGGATCAGCGTATTGATCGACATCCTTCAACATGCGTACTTCCTCTACCCCATCAACGCAGGTCTTTGGAAACCACCCATGTACCTCCCACGCATCGAGGCTTGGGATCGTATCCGTCAGAGAGTATTGGCTTTCTGCGGATACGGCAGGACTTCCTTCTTTGAGGAACTTATCCTTCTTCGCTTGCGCGCCGAGGATCGCTTTACGCGTCTTGCCTTTGTGCCAGTACCCCGCCTCGGCCTTCTGCATAGCCTCCCACGGGGCGATAATCGAACGCTCGATGAAGATACCCGAAGCACGGATAGACTGGCTATCAGGGGCAAATATCGCGTCACGCAGGTCGAGCTCTTTGAGGTACACATCCTCTCCACTTCCGCACTTTTTCCAAATCACCTTCCCAAAGTTTGGTAAGTTTACGGCAAGATCATTGAGGAGCTTCCCGAATTGCACGTTGGGCTTACGCATCCACTTCTGCAGCTCGTTGCGGAGAAGAAACGAGAACCACCAACCTTCTTCTGTGTCGCTCGAGATGAGCAAGTCTTTGGAATCAAGGTCAATGTTCTTCGTTGCGTGGGCATTGCGCGGAACAATGATGTTGTGGAAATACTTTTCGTTCTTGTTTTCGTCGAGTTCTCCGGAGAGAAACCGCGATTGTAGGTAGAAGTGAATACACTTGAGCGTCTCGTAGTGGTTAAACTCAAGACCGTCCATGACGATAATAGGATCATCCATGAAGTTCTTTGTGACATCACGCACCAGCTGAGGGATCTTCTGCTCCATGTCTGATTCGAGCATAGGCTCCTTCTCTTCCTTCTTTTTTTCTCCTTTCTTTGATTCCTTTGGTTCTTCTATCATTTTGTGAGACGGTTTACCGTACTTCCCTGCCGTAGCGTAAGAGTTCTGGGGGCGACGTGGTTCTTTTGGTGTATAGTTCAACATAAAAATGAAGCGTAATCTGCTTTAGGATACCACGCTGTGAGTGTTTACCCAAAGACCCTGACTCTTTCGCGGCGCGATTCAATCATGCGGAGGGTTTTTCGATCGTCACCTACCTGCACAACCTGCGCATGATCACGCATCTGCCACGCGATAGCAGCTGCCGTGAGTAAGTCGAAGTGGCGTGTGAGTTTCTGCATCTCCTTCTCTGTCAACCGAATGTCCGTCTTTGAATACGCGATCGCTTCATGCAGAACGCTCTTATCGAGGACAGTGAGAGGGCTGACTTCTGCTTGTATCGCCTCCTTCAGCTCGTAGAACATGCGGCTTTTGGTTGTGCTGTTCGTCAGCCAACCCAGTCGCATCGTCTCTTTTGTCTCTGTATACCCCTTAATCTCATAATTATAAACGTTAGGGTACATATTATTGAGGGTGATACATGTCGCAATACCGACGCTGTTGGATTCTGGCGCGATGAGACATCCGCCGTACAGCACACCGATCTTCGCCAGCTCTTGCCCAAACTGAATAGGGTCAATCGAGTTGTTCTTATATGTCGCGACAATCTCATTACTGGTGAAATCCACGACGACAGCGGCACTCGCGTCTCTGCCAACACCTGTACCTACGTCAGCGCCGATCGCGTACCGATGCCCACGCTTAAACATCTTGAAGACGAGAAGGTCGCCCGTCATCATGAGGGGTTCGATAGGGTCGGTCTTCAGCTTCTCGTTCAGGATGTCGGCATCAAAGAGCTTATCCCCCGACGCGAGGAAAGCTTCTTCGGGAAAGCTGGGGTACTGCTCGCGCATTCGCTCCTTAATATCTCTGGCTTTGATCTCATACCAGGCGCGCTTCCCTGCACTGAGAGTGATCCCGAGTCTCGACTCGAGTTCATTGAAGTACGTTATTCTCTCACGGCTGATCAACACGCTCTTCGCTACATCCTCTGTGTACTCATATTCTTCATTCTGCCACCACGGGAAGAAGAAGAACCGATACGTAAACGGAAATAGGGGTTTGTTTCGTACCTTCGCTTCCTCCAGCTCTCGCATCGCTTCAACACACCGGAGGTGGAAATCATTATTCTCTCCTTCCGCCGTGCTCTCGATAAAGACGAGGGTATCCTCAGCGTCTGCGACGGTTGGAAACGCCGACTTAATCACCGTATCCGCCTTCTCTGGGCTCTCCTTACAAAGAGGCCCAAGCTCGGAGATGTGAAGATACTGATACGTTCCCGAGTGAATCGTCGTACCCACGCGGATCGAGCTCTCGTTAGAAAACTCAAAGAAACTCCCCTGATCCGTATTCAGCTGAAGATCGAGGTACTCTTTGAGTCTTGGATCGAAGTTTTCCCACGCGAAAGCAATCTTCCCAAAGATGTTCTTACCGGATTCGAGCTTGTCAGCGACGATTGCTGCCTTTTTATTCTTATGAAAGAGGATCTGATCAAGGAAGAGCATCGCAATGAACGTCGACATCCCAAGCTGACGGGCCTTCAAGATGATGTTCCTTGGGTGAAGATCCTTGAGGAGAAGGGCTTGGAAGAAGTTTGGCTTAAACTTCACCACCTTACCCTGCTTATCCTCGATCCAATAGAGGTTCGACAGTCTCCAGAGAGGATCGGAGAGCTTTTCTATCAAGAGAGTATCCATAGAAGCAGATTATTGGCGAAGAGGCTTCTCTCTTTTTTCGATTTGGTCGAGTAAGTCTTTTGCATTCACGTTGAGGTTCTTATTAATCTGCTCACTCCTATCAACCATATCCGTTTCATTCGTCGCCACGAATTTGGCAAAGGACGCGTTGAACTCTTCAGAGAGTCCACCGCGAATAAGTTTTACCTTTAACTGGTCTTTCGCGAGGACGAGAGCCTCTTCGATCTCAGGGTGATTACTTGCAAGCGCTTCGAGGCTTCGGCGAGAGATCCTATGAAGCGAACACCATTCCTCTATGAGGGGGATAGGCGCAGACTGCGCGACGGTTACACGTTCCTCTGTACCATCCCGCGCGGTACGCACCTCTTCCGTGAGAATCTGCGAAGGCGCAGAGAAATAGTCGAACAGCGAACGTGCGACCTCTTCGGGAGTCGTAAAATTCGCGAAGGCTGTAAATTCGATGAGTTTGTTCATAGGGGTAGTATACCAGAAAAAATTAAAAAATTTTTTCTGAGGGGCTATAGAGCCTGTATAAGCAAAACAAACGGCTCTCCTACGACTGAGAAGCACGGATGACCCGGTGTGCTGCTTCAGGTAGCGATGTAGCGATGTGGGGAGGTGGCGATGTGGCGATGTGGCGATGTGGGGAGGTGGGGAAGTCGTGGGTTTAAGGGAGGTCTCACATATATTTTGCGCGCGCGCGAAGGCCGCCGCACTTTTGGGCATGGGGGTATAGGGGCGGGGGTTCGTCACGCATCACGCCCGCGCATACTACACCCCCGCGCTAGCAGGCCCTCAAGCGTGGGGTTATAGTCCACGCGAACACGATGGGAGTTTTGTTTCAAGCGTCGTACAAGAGCGCTTGTACGACGCATACGCGTGAAGACCAAACAAGCGTTTTGCCTTGTGGATAAAGAGCAAGAATAACATTTGACAAATAGTATCGAATGCCGTATAGTATAGACATGGTCAAGTATAGCACTTGACCAACCACCTGGCGGGGTCGCAAGCACTGGATTCGTCTCGTCCTTGCGCCCCGCCCGCATCTACTCGCTAACCTCCCCTATATGCAACGCTACCGCGTACAGTCCCGCATTCGTTCGCCCTATCGCGTGACGCTCTACAAGCTCATTCGCGACGGCCTAGCCCTATTCTTGGCTCTTGGTTCCGTTATTCTTCTTGCTTCAATTCTATGACCACTGCAACGCCCGACTTCGAAAAAATCGTCAAAGTGCTACACAACTTGACGGGTAGCCCCCACACTGGACTAGACCGCCTACACCGTACAGACTCCTACATCGAAGCAACGGACGCCTACAAACTGGTTCGCGTGTTTGGCACTTTCAACGACTCGCACGAATACGCGCGCGAGTTTCCCAACACGGACGCAACCATCCCAACCGAAGATCCTCAAATTCGCGTGCTTGTAGACGCTCAGTATCTCGCCGACACGGCAAAAGCCCTGCTAGCTATTCACAAGGCGCAGAAAAACAAAAAGAAAGCCCTTGTTTGGCTGGAGATTCCCGCTGGCAACACGCGTAAACCTCTTTGTTTCAAAGCTCACGACGGCGTTTCACTCGCACTTCTTATGCCTTGCCATGAATAACTCTATGACCTCCTACGCATTCCACGAATTGACACGGCGCGCGCAATATCTCGCTATAGACCGCTATACGTGGGATGAGACCAAGCTAGAACACGAACGTTTTCACGGGATGAGTGTATCGGATACATTCAACGACCTCGGGTGGCGCTTCACAGAACACGGGGAACGCGTGGCTTAATCACTTTCTATTTTATCTTATATGAAACATCTCAAAGACAATTGTACTGCGGGGCACCTCTTTATCGGCTCAGAATGCGGGCTTGCTTGCGGGAATTGTCTCGCTTGCCGTTGCGGGGCCTGTATAAAAGAGGAATGGAATGAAATGCCCCACGAAGAAAAATACCGCGCGCTGTATAAAGCGCTAGGCATAACTATTCCTGAAGGGTTTATGGGCTACAGTCGGGAAGAATGGGCGAAGCTACTCAAGGAAGACGAGCACCTGAACAATGCGGCGCATCTCAGCTCTTGGGATATGTACGGCGCGCGTTTCGCTGGCAGGGCCAACCCCTTGCGCCCTGGTTGGGGACTTGCTCCCGCGGATATAGTCTGCGCCTACAAGCGGGCGGTAAGGGACTACATACAAGCGGGGGAGTAAAAATCACTATTTCTCTATCTATATGTGCACCGAAACAATCAAGCTCTACTCAATCAATGAACTATCACCCGAAGCAAGAGAAAAAGCCCTGGAAAAGCATCGCGGATGGAATACCGATCACGACTGGTACCGTGACACAATCGCCCGTTTTACAGAAGAACTAGAAGAAGAGGGATACAAGAGCCCCGACATCAGGTTCACGGGGTTCTGGTCGCAAGGGGACGGCGCTTCATTCACGTGTACGAGCATTGACTTGACCAAGTTTTTGACCAGTCTCAGCGCTTGCCTTGCCCCCGTGATCGCGGAAGATGGTATCTCCGCCTATATCAAGCGGACTTCTAACCACTACAGTCACGAAAAAACCGTGACATTATATCTTGACTGGGAATCTTCAGAAGAGCACCCAACGCCTGAACAGCAGGACGCGCTCGAATCCCTCGAACGAACTATAGAAGAAGACCGCCTCGACTGGTGTAAGAAGATTTATAAGACGCTAGAGAAAGAACACGACTATCTAACCAGTGATGAGTGTATAGCGGAAAGTCTCGAAGCGAACGGACTCGAATTCCTGGAAGATGGGACGCAATGCTAGCCTATGATCTCAATCAACCTTCAAGACCTCACCGCAACGCTTGGCGCAACCAAGCGCCTTGCCCTCCTTGCCTACCTCCTCAAACACGCGAAGACCTCCACGCTTACGATTGACGCATCCGAAGAGGTCTTGCGCGAATATATGGGGAGTCGCCAAAGCGACGGGGAGTTACTCCCCGCGCCTGAATACATAGGCCACCTGATCGCGGAAGATATGCGCGCCAAGATGCAACAATAGCACCCCTCGGGGTGTTTTTGGTTTTGACGCATAGACCCCCCGACAAGGGGGCTTTTGGCGTTCAGGGGTAAAAAACGAGGCTCTAGGATGCCCTAGGACGCGTTTGTTTTTCTTTTGTGGGTGATAACACCTTGGTTTTCGCCTTGGCTCTTTTAAGACTCCACGAATGTTTCTATCGGGGAGACGGGGAGGGTTATCCCTACACACCCACCACCCAGACCGGAGGGTAATCCGATCCTCGGATTCTTCTTTCTGTAGATCTTCGAGAATCTCTTTTTTGAGGATGCGAAACAGGCTTTTTTTCTACTCTAAAAAAATACCCACTTTTCTCTACGTTAAATGTCAGAAAAATGACAAATAGTATCATACGGTTTTTACAAATAATGTAGCACTTTGCATAATACTTCAAATCTCATTTACCCCCCTTTTTTCACAACAACATCTTTTACATTCTATGGCAGCGTATTTTATAAACCTCCTTTTATATATATATTCTCTCCTTCTCTTTTGTTCTATTTTTGTTCTACTTTTTCCTACTATTTTACTCTCATCTATTTGTTTCTAAAAACACCTTGCCATATTTCGTCATTTCTCATCCTACCAATAATTCTATTGACTTTTCTCAACTTCGCTCTCCCATTTCCCCCACTTTAACACTATTTGACATTCTTCACTCTTTCACCTATAATTATAAGGCCTTTATCCACCTTCTCCCCCTCCTCGACATTATTTTACATTCTTCTCCCCTCACCCTCCTCATTTTTACTCGCTTAGCCTCTTCAAACTCCCCTCCTTTTCCCTATGTCGCTCCTCACTTCTACCCCCGAATCTTCCATCACTCCCCCTCTCAAATCTTCCTCTAACTCCTTTCCAGCGTATAACCTCCCTCTTGCTGATTTAATACTCGATGAATACCTCAGCAAAAATCTAAAGACCAAACCCCTCAACCAAAAACACCCTCGCTCCTCTCCTCTTCGCTCCTACGCCTTTCTTCTCGTGCCTCTCCTCGAATTCGTCCGCACCGCTTGTCGTGTAGGTCAAACCGAAGACGCTCTTCCCCTTCCTATCTTCAAAGCTGCCTTTGAGCTTTACCTCTCCGCTCATCGCAAAGACCTCTACGATTCCGAAACCTTCATCAAGATAACGAACGAAGAGTATCGAAAAGTCTTTCTGCTTCGCCCCCTCACCCTCACCTTCCACGAGGGTAGCTCCATCATCGACTTTCCGACGAAGCTCTTTACCGCAATGACGAATATCGCTCTCGATCGCCTCTCTCTCTCTGATCCTTCACTCTTCCCCTCTAACTCCCCTCACCTACGAACAATAGGCACAGAGCGCCTACAAACCATCTTCAACCTCTCTCTTCTTCCTACAAGCCTTGAAAACCCCTTTTCTCTTCAGTCCTACGCTTCGCAATATCTCTCAAAACAAGAAGTCGATAACCTTTCTCTCCTCTTCATTGAGAACCAGCGCAATATCGAAAGGCAGACGCGTAAAAACACCCTTCGCCATGAGTATCTTATGAGCGAATCGGAACAAAACCCTCTTGTTTGACACTCTCGGCACAAAACCTCGATACTACTAACACTCTGTGATGCCCTAGCCTTCAAAAACCCTAAGACTCTTTTGTTCTTCATGCGCACTCCCTATGCCGCAAAACCCCCTTGTTCCTTCCACTGCGCCGCCATTTCCCCCCGGCGCTCCGCTTTCTCGCCGGTCGGTTGTGCAGGTAAAACCAAAAGCCAAAGGCGATTCAGTTCGTCCCATAGCCGAACCTATTTTAACGCTGATCGCCCCTCCTCCTCTTATCCCCAAGGAGAAAAGAGACGCTTTTCTTGATCTCGAATCCCCTCATTGGCCGACGAGCCTCGCGTTTCTTCGCCTCTTTAAGGCCTCTCTCTTTTGTTACATCGCTGATGGAGAGCGGCATGGAGTCCTTCCCGTCATCCATACCCACGGTGTTGACGGCCTGACTCCTCAGACGCGCTGTATGCCTATCCCACAGCGCCAAGACCAAGGATACGGCATGTACTTCAGTGTCAACGGTTTTGCTGGCCCTGAGAGCCGTAAAGAGGCCTCTCTCTACTCCCTCAACGCCCTCTTTGCTGATATTGATTGGCCGAATAAAGATAATCCCCCTAGCCCCAAGCAACTGGCCGATTTTAAGCGCGCCGTCTACGAAGATCTCTGTTTTTGTATCGGCAACGCCCCAAGTGAAGAAGAAGCAAAAGACTATAAAACCCTTGATCACGTCCCCCCTCCAACAGCCATTGTCGAGACGCGCAACGGCTATCATGTCTATTGGGTCTTCGATGAACCCCTCTTTGGGAATGACGCTGAGCCTCTCGCTGACCTCCTTCCAAAATACAAAGCCATGCAGAGAGCGATCGTGTCGCGCTTCCAAGCTGACCCGCAATGCGTCGATGCGGCTCGAGTCCTTCGCGTCCCCTCCTCCTTTCACCTCAAGCAAGAAGAGGCCTTCCTCATCTCTCTTTCCTACTTTGATCCAACCATCAAATACTCTTGGAAGCAGATGGAAGACTTTTGGATTCAGAACCCCAAAGCAACGAACCCCTCCTACGCCTATCACCACGCTGAAGAGTTCCGTAAACACGTGAAAGACACGCGAGCCCACCTGTCTGCGAGGGCTGGTCTTTTAAGCCCCGTCGCAAACGCCCTCGCCTCTCCCGCTCACGTGGGGTTTCTCCCTACCTACGACGGGTTCTCGGAAGAAGACCAAGCCGCTCTCGATGCTCTCTATCCCATCGAAGAGCGTGATTCCTTCAAATCCCTCACGCGTACGAGAGGTATCAAAGAAGGGAGCCGCAACAAGTCTCTTCTCATCGCCTCGTCCCTTCTCAGGCGCGCAGGGAAAACAAAAGAAGAAGTCGAAGAGCGTTTTGCACAGGGCTACAACGGCCTTCCTCTCTACGAGATCCGAGCCACTATCGCGTCAGCGTACGTGCCGAACACTCCCTACGACTTCGGTTGGAATGACCCTGTCTTTGCTGAGCATGTCTCTCTCGAAGAAGCGACGAAAGTACGTTCCCTCGTGAAGCAACTCAAAGGAGCAAAGGGAGCAGAAGCAAAAGCTCTTCAAAGCCCGCGCCAAGAGACACCCGAAGCCCCAAAGGAAGAAACGCCGGAAGAAACGCCCGAAGAAGAAGCCTTTGAGGCGAAGCTCACGATCGCTGCTCTCGCGAAGATCGAAGAAGACAGTAAGGTGAAGATCCTTGATAGAAACACCCAAAAGCGTATCTACCAGATGTTCGAAAGCATCTTCGCAAAGACCCACCCAAACATCGTTTCTGTGGATGATGTAGGCTTCTACGAATATGTGGCAGAGAAACGTCTATATGTACGCATCCCCGATGAAGGTATCCGTCGCATGATCCTCGAAGACCTGACGAACCTCGGTTGCCTCGACTACAAGGGCGTCGGCTCTATCAGCGCGAAGGTCGAAGCTCTCTCCGCTCATGGCCCTATCCGCCTCTCCCGCGCAGATGCCGAGAGCGTGTTCTTTGGAGGCGAAGACAGCGGGATTCAAGGCACGATCGTAAATACCCTCAGTGGTTTTGTTGACCTCAATACTGGGGCTATCCGTGACGACCTTGGAAAGCTCTTCGTCACGTCTGTCGTGCCAGTAAACTATGAGGATCACAAACAAGACCTCTCTGAAGAACAAAGCTTTACGGATGGAGAATATCTCTCGGCAATCGCCCCACGCTTTTGCCGATTCCTCCACGAGATTACTGCCGCGAGGTCTACGGAAGAAGGCCACAACAAGCGTCGTATCTTACAAGAGATCGCGGGTTACTGCCTTACGCCTCACGTTCACCTCCAGATGGCGTTTATCCTTATCGGTAACGGCGCAAACGGTAAATCAACGTTTCTCGATCTTCTGCGCAAACTCGTCGGCCCTGAAGATACCTCTACTCTCTCGTTTCCACAGCTCTCATCGCAGTTTATGCTTGCTGGGCTCTATCGGAAGAAGCTCAACATCATCGAAGAGATCCCTCAGAATTACTTCGAGAGTGAAAACCTCAAGAAGATTATCTCTGGGCAAGAAATCTCCGCTGAGCGCAAGTATATCGCTGAACCCCTGCGTTTTTGCCCCACAGTAAAGCTCGTCTTCGCGGTGAACGCCTTCCCTAAGGTCAACGACCAGTCAAACGCCCTGTACCGAAGATTCCTTATTCTCCCCTTCAATGCTACGTTTTCGGGGAAGAAGCGAGATGCAGATCTTCCCGAATATTTGTGGCGGGAACGTGACGCTATCTTCCGCTGGGCAATGGCAGGATGGCAGCGCCTGAAGCAAAACAAAGCATTTACCCTCTCGGAGGAAGTGCGTGAAGCGGGGCAGAGATTCCAAGAGAACAACTCACCGCTTGTTGAGTTTCTCCTCTCTGATTGTTTTATTCAGCCTAAAGAAAACACAGACGAAGCAAAAGATTGGTCAGTACCTGTACGAACCCTGTATGATCTATACCGTGAGTATGCGTCGCGTAACGGATACGGTGTAAAATCAAAGAGTACGTTCATTCGAGAGATTTCAACCCTTACCCACGCAGAACTCGGGCGCGTGAAGCTTCCGGTAAACTCCCTCCTCGTGGTTGGTCTCAAAATCAAACCAAGAGAAGAGTTCCTCTTCACAGACAGAATGCACAGCTAGGCACACAATTCCACAAGCAGAAGATAGAAGTGAGTTCGTTCGGGGGCATTTTCTCCGCATGATCGGTACAAGGCTAGGCGGCGTGACCATAGGCATCTTAGGGTGGTGTCTATGGTGGCGGCTCGCTTCTATCTTCTGCTTGTGGAATCTCTCTTACCTCAATTCCCTAGCCGATCCTTTAGTCCTAACCTAAAAACCCCTATGGTTATTCATTCAACGCTGGATATTTCTGGCTCAGAGTACAAATGCTTGCCGAAAAGCGCGCAAGATCACCTGATCCGCTCCCTTACCTACGCGAATCCCGCGTACGCGCAAGCCTCGCGTCTTGGTTTTAGTACCCACGGTATCCCCAAAGACCTTAAAACCTGCTGGGTAGAAGGTGAAACCCTTCGGATCTCCCGTGGCGAAGCGCGCAAAGTGATGAACGTCCTTGCCTCTATCCCCCTTGTCACCGAGCTCACCCTTGAAGACGGGACGATAAATGCCCCTATAGACATTGAATATACGAACAACGACTTTGACCTCGATGAGCGTCAGTTCCGCTGCGTAGACGCCTGTTTGAACACCAATCAAGGCATCATCCACGCGGCGACCTCAGCAGGAAAGTCCGCCATGATGATGGCTCTCATCGGCGCACGGAAGCAACGCACCCTCATCGTAGTGAATAGAAAAGTCTTGCTCGAACAACTGAAGCGTGACGCGGAGAAGTGGCTGGGAAAGAAGCATATCGGCACTATTGCCGGTGGGGTGATGCGCCTTGGGGATGTGACGTTTGCTCTCGAGAAGAGCCTTCTCAAATTCAAAGACGAGATTGCTGGCCGTTTTGGGATGGTGCTTTTTGACGAATGCCACATCTCGACCGCTTCTTCGTTTCAAGCGATCCTTCAGCACTTCCCCGCACGGTATCGCTACGGCTTTACCGGAACCGTCAAACGAAAAGATCAGATGCAGTTCCTTATGTATGCCTCCTTTGGCGGTATTATCGCCACGGTGACGAAAGACGAACTCGAAGACGCTGGGCGTACAACCCCTGTAAAAGTCGAGGTGCACGAGACCACGACGAGTGTTGATCCTGAGGTCTTTGACCTCGAGCCCGTAGCACGGCACCGTGAGATGGAACGGGTTATCCACGCCGACGAAGCGCGTCTTGGAGACGTCTGTATGCTGGTCGACAAGCTCCTCAGCGAGAAGAAGTCTGTGCCCTGCGTGGATGAACGCACAAACGAAGAGACGGGTGGGCATGAAGAAGTATCGGTGCCTCACCGCATTGCTATCGCCTCTCGCTTCCTCGCGCCTCTCGAGCGTCTTGGGGAAATCCTTGCTTCGAACTACCCAAAGATCCGCTTCCGCTTTGTGACGGGGAAAGAAAAGAACCAAGACGAGAACTGCCAAGCTCTCGAGCGTGGCGAGATCGACGTGCTTCTTGCTACGATCCCGTGTTTCTCAACCGGCGTGAACGTCCCCTCTCTTACTGACATCATATTGATCAGCCCCGTTTTCTCGAATGAACTTATGCTCCACCAGCTCCGTGGTCGCCTCATGAGAAAGCACGAAGGCAAGGAGATTGGCACATTACACTTCTTGTTTGATGCAAATATCTACGAACAGAAGAAACTGCAGCAATTCTTGGCGATTCTTCGCCGTTAATCCTCGTTTTATCTACTCCTTTCGCTCTCTATGGAACCAACGCTCTTCACGCTCACGGAACCCTTTAAGCCCTTCGCCGTCGGAGAAACTTTCAAAAAGCTCAATGAAAACGCCACCTATGTACAGTTAGAGCGTAAAGCGCGCGTCGGATCTATTGTCGCTATCAAGAAAGAGGACTTCTTACGGTGCTTTACCGCAGAATCCGCATAAAGCGGGGGTGTGTGAGGTATGAACCCTTGACAAATCTGTATTTAATCTGGTATTCTATTATTACGAAGAGGTGATACACTTCTTCCCCCAAGTAGCCCGAGGCAAACGTGGTTTCGACTGCTCTTCGCCCGGACTGCTCTTACTCCCTAGTTCCTTCTCTATGGCCCTCCACGAGGTTCTCATGTCGGAAGACATGATGCTCGACCTAATGGATTTGATAAACGCTCAGCGTGAACCAATTCCGTTTAGACTCGAAGCACTCCGCAACCAGCTTTACGCTCGTTTGCGTCCCGATACTACCCCCGAAGGATACGACTGTGATCATTGTCGGAATTGACCCCGGTCTCGACGGCGGCATCGCCTGCTTCGATACCGACGAGCAGCTCATCAAAGCCTCCCCGATGCCCACCCTCAGCGGCGCAAAGGGTAAGCGCAACATCTCTCTCCACGGCGTAAAAGCTCTGCTCGAAGAAGCAAAGCCAAGTCTCGTCATTATGGAGCAGGTGAGCGCGCGACCCGGTCAAGGTGTTACCTCTGTGTTCACCTTTGGCTACGGCCTCGGCCTTGTTGAGGGGATCATCTTCGCTCTTGGCATCCCCCTTCGGTACGTCGCGCCTCAAACATGGCAAAAGAAAGTCCTCGCAGGGTATCCGCGTAATGTGGATAAACCATCGACGATCTTCTGCCAACGGACATTCCCGACGATTGACTGGCGTGCGAGCCCAAGATGCCGCACTCCACACGACGGGATGACCGACAGCGCTTGCCTCGCTTACTATGGCTATTTAGAACACACTTCATGATCTTCCACCTCAAACCTCACCACATCCTCTTGTGGGAGAAGATTGACACCTTTCGCCGAGCGAATGGGTACAGTCCAACCCTCGAAGAGATGGAGAAAGACGCCGGCATTAGTAAATCCAGCGTCGTAAAGACCCTGAGCGAACTCGAATACCTTGGCTGTATCAAACGGCACAAGCGGTTCGTCCGCTCCGTCGAGACGGTAAAGCATCCAAAGGACGCTATTATTCAACAGCCTACTATCTAATACTATGTTTCACAGCACATCAAAACCAATGGGAGGAGTTTCGATCGCTTGGGAAGAAAACGAAAAAGGAATCGCTGAGGGAACGGCAAAGTTCTACGGTCAGCGCATCGTTGGAAAATTCCTAGAGAAGAACATCGTCGGAAAGAGCGTAAAGAAGTACACGAACTACACGGTAAAGCTCTACGCAGATTTCAATAACCACGCAAAGTCCGGTCAGGAACCTGACGGCGAAACAGTGACGCTTTGGGGTTGTAAGGTAATTGATAGCGCGTTTGAACGCGGCTACGACGGGACAGGCATCAAGACAGGTGACATTATCGAAGTGATCTACCACGGTGAGAAAAAAACAGCCGACGGGAGCAACACGTACAAAAACTTCACCGTTAATGCCTTTACTCCTGCGCCAAAGTTCAATCAGACTGCGCCAGTTGCTGCGCCTCAACCTGATGCAGCGCCTGCTCCTGCAAAAAACGACGCGCTCGACCAGCTAGGATACAACTAACCCCTACTCCCTATGAACATAAGCCGCCTAGCCACCACCTACCGTCGCTCAATCGCCGTCACCTTGCCTAATGGCAATGACGCGTGGATTGCCCATGAAACAACGATTGAAGCGACCTATAGCCCCGAGGAGATCGGAGCAAACCTTCACGAGAACCTCGAACAGCTTCGTCAAATAGCCATCGCTGAGACAGCCGGAGCTATCAAGAAAGAGAAAGAAGCACTTGAACAAGCCTCGAAACCTCGTGAAGCCGAACCTTTTCCTTCTCAGGACACTGCTTTGGCATCAATGCCACAGCTATGATCACTGACTACAGGTTCAATTTTGACATGGTCTCGTACTCCGAGATCAAATGCTTCTCCAAATGCCCAAGATTATATTTTGAGCAATACATACTACAGACCTACAAGCAGGAGGACAAAGACTACTTTATCTACGGACAGGTAGCCGACACCCTCCTCACCCAGCCTTGGCTTCTCGAAGAAAAGTTTGTTCGCGTGTCAAAGAAAACGAACGGCGGCTATCTCGAAGAGGTCGCCGAGTGCCAAGCCCTTGAGCAGAAGATTACGGATCTTGAGCTCGAGCTTGGGGCAAAACCAAACAAAACCAAGATGAAGACTCTCGAGAAGGCGAAGCGCGAACTCATTGAGTGCCAAGCGCGTATCGCTGAAGTCAAAGCGGTAGAGGGTCGCCAGCAAGTCACGGCCGCTATCTGGGATAATGCCCACGAGACAGCTGAGGCTATTAAGCGGAACCCCTTCTATGCCCAGCACGTACAGCCCCTTGTGGACAACGAAGAGACGCGCGACGCGTTCCAGCAGGTCATATACGACGCTGAGACGCACGGAAAAGGCACGCTTGACGTACTGAGCCTTGGGAGGGAGATGCAGGGCGTCCTGAACGAATACCGCACAGGGAAGATAGAAAAAGAGATCGCTCGTAAGCAAGCCTCGGAGGTAGCAGATAAGGAAGGCTTCATCGCCGATATCAAAACAACCTTCGATATGTCGAAGCTTGCTCCCGGTATGTACGGCGCGCAGCTTGCCTACTACCAATACATCCTCAATGAGATCCTTGGGATTAAGCTTCCCTGCTATGCGATTGTCGGTGATAAACGCCAAGGGATGAAGGTTGCGCAAGATTTTGTCTATTCCCAAGCGGTTCTCGATCGTGAACTCGCAAAGCTCCTTCATGTGCGCAGCATCATGCTCCGAGCTATCGAACTGTGGAAGACGACAAACGAAGAGAAGTGGTTCCCTCCTGCGAAGAGCTTTCGCCAAAAGAAGCAAGACTGCTTCACTTGCTCAGGATGCTCGGATCGACCGTTCTCCCACGGTGCGCCGTATAGCGTAACGCTTCGTGACGTGATGGACTACGAACGAATTAAACGATAACTATGCTCGAATCTATCCTCTCCTTATGTAACGAACCCTGCGCCCCTGCTGAGGGGGAGAGCATCTAGTAATATGGTATGTTCAATCCTTCTTGGTATATCCAAAGGCACCCATACGCGGTTATTAAACGAGAAGAGTTTGAAGAGAACGGCAGGCGCTTCAACCGTGTGTATTTCAGATTCTGGATATTCGGTGATAAGTACATAGGAGCAGTCGAGTTGCCCATTTCTCCCAGCGTGCCTTTGCCCATGGCACAGGAATACGACGCTATTCAAGAAAGCATCTACCAGACAAAGTGCTACCCAAGAATGTACCCTGAAAAAATATCAAACTAACCATATGTCCTTCATATCTAACATCGAAGCATACGAAGAAGAGTCCCTACGTACAATCCTGCGCCGCATCGAAAACAAGCTAGACATGGTTTTAGAAGGTGAAGTGGTGATAACTGGCAGCGCACCAGACAAAGAGACAATGGCAAGACTCATCAATGAAATGAAGAAAGAGCTTGGCAAGCGGAAATAGACCCACCTTCCACACTTCGCCTCTCGTCTATGGGTGGCGCATATCATGGGGCAGTACCTCATGCCATGCGACCACGACGACGGATTTGCGGTGTACTTCTTTACTCATCTGTTCCTTAACTATGCAAATCAAAAAAGCTACGGTCTTATCACTCATTGAAGCCGGCGCGAAGATCGACCGCATCTCCCGTCTCAAGAAGACCACGGCGGAAGAGCAACTCACGAACGCAAAGCAAGCTATCCATTTTGTACGAAGCGTCCTCACGACGCTAAGAAAACTCAAGTAACCCACGCAGGGGAGTACCCCTCCCCTGTTTCTATACACCTGATATGCCCATCTACACATACCAACAGCTCAAGGGGAAAATCAAAGTCGGTGATACGGTGATACAAGAAGGGAAAGCGAAGAAGGTCACGGGGACAACTGACAGACGTTTCTGGCTAGGCGAAGGGGCTATACCACTCTACTTCGATGCGAACGCCTCCCTCGAACTCATCGAAGAGAAGACCCTCGACACGGTAGACGTAGGTGATGTAGTGGTGGATCCAAACGGGGAAGAATCCACGATTCTCGACACGTCCAAGAATGGCACGGTGCTGTTTATCAGCGATTGGGGCCATCCTGAACGCTTCGGTGATGGCTACACGCGGGAAGAATTGAAAGATCACAAGCTCACCGTCAAGCAATCCCCTCAACCCGTCATCATGACGCGCGAGGAAGCAGAGCAGGAGCTAAGTAAGGACGGTAAGCAGGTAAAGATTGTATGAGCATCACAAGAAAAGAACCCATGGACTTGGAGAGTAAGTACGTCAAGCATAGGTTATGGCGTCACAGTGGCATCCTTATAGATATAGAAGTAGGAAACGGATACACTTACTCAAGTGTTACCTGCTCCCTTGATACAGCCCGTGCTATCCACGCCGAGCTAACGGAATTATTCGCTATCTTGGATGAGAAGGTATGAACATCTCAAAATACATCGGCAAAACCTTCCCTGCGGGGAAGATGATAACGGAACTTGGGCTTGATCTTTCACGCAAGTTCGTGGTGGTGGTGGGTGATAACACTTTCAATGAGGGCGATGTCCTCGTATCAATAGACAGTTTCCTCCCCTGTTTCAAACGCCTATCGGATGGTAAAAAAGCCGCTTGTTTCCCCTCGCAACTCGCCTATCTCGAAGAGGAGGATGAGAAAATAGAATACACTGTTGACCCAGAGAAAGATGTTGACACAACAGATTTTCTATCGGGCATGAACTACGTCCCTCGTGTGGGGGATAGGATACGACTAGAGGGGGTAGTGAGAGCAATAGACGAAGATGGTGATGCAACTATTCGAATGGCCCCTAATTCAAATTCGGGAGTAAACATACTTGTCTTTTCGTCAGATTTTCAACAGCTCACCCTCGTCTCTCGCGCATCACGCACCCTCACAAAAGCAGAAGCGGAGAGAATCCTCGTAAAACACCTAAACGAATCCATCACCATCTTATGAACACCCTAAAACTTACCGCTAAAGATTTCAAAAAGTCAGATAGCTATTGGAGTGACTACATTGGAGAAGTAGACGTGACGGACTATGACGGGCATATCGAGATTGACGCTAATCTCGGATGGGTACGATTCGCTCAAAGCATACGAGCAGATGGACGCATACTTGCGCTAGCAGAAACGGGCATCGAAGCAGGATGGGGCATCGAAGCAGGAGAGAGCATCAAGGCAGGAACGGGCATCAAGGCAGGATGGAGCATCAAGG